AGAACTTGAACAAGTTCTCTGTGTATACAGCGGGACTATTATCCTTCATGTTGTTTGGAGTTGTTGCAAGGATGATGTTTCTCTGAGTCTTCCAGAAAGCAAGAGCAATGCCAAGACTTGTTACCGTCTTTCCACTGCCCACGCTATGATAGCACAGCATGCCACGGATTCCTCCAATTTCCTTCGGACTTCTGCTTGCGAGAATTCGTGCATACTCAAAAACTGCCAGTTGATGAGCTTGGATCTTTGGGTTACTGAAATCACAGAACTCATTTGCACCCGCCGTTCCCTTGTATTTACGTTTTGCCTGTTTTATTGGCTCCAAACGCTTTTCCATACCTTGGACAAAACAGTTGTTGGAGGCCCGTGGGTTGAACGTCTCAGCAACACACAGAGGTGGAACTGGGGGCTTGAAGGCAGCAATCGCACGCTGCTTTTCAGGGGATATTTGACGGATGAATCGTGGATCGGTGACAATCGCACCGGTCACATTTGTAGGAGAATATCGTGAAACATACTGCCCAGTTTGTTTCGAAGGCATCTTGAAACTGAGAGTGGATACGCCATCCTTTGTATCCACCACCGTCCCTGGCACACGCACGGATGCTTCGCTCATCTTCTTTAGGGAAGTCTTCTCGCCATTCACGAACAATTCGATGCGCTTACCAAGGGGGAGACTTCCTTTTACGACGACTGTTTTTATCTTCGTCTTTGGAATTTCAACCTTACCTGGCTTCGTGATTCTTCCCTGAATGCTGTATATTGTTTTCTCCTCAACTGGTTGGCCACTGATGGGGTCGAGGTAAACTGTTATCAGTTCCCCCACTTTCCTGTTCGACTTTGTGGCATATGTCTCAACGTCATCCGCGATGAAATCGGAATTCATGAGAGCAAACAATGGTTGATATCCGTTAACGCTCATCGGCGTTGCACCTTTGAGTCTAGCAGAGAACGACCCAGATGGTTTTGTATATGCAACGGTAGCTTTTTCGTTCGACGCTTGTATAATTTTTCCCTCAGTTGAAACTTTTGTCAAGGGTTTCCCAGTGTAAGACCACGGACGCACACCTACTATTTTTGTAGCACGGTCGTCAAAATATATATGGACTATCTCTCCTAACGCGTACTTGTGATCGGGTGGTTGTGGAATCTCTGTTCTGTCGGTGGCTTTGGAAGGTGTCATAGCAGGCGGAGACTTCCGAAATTTTCTTCTGGGTGGGAGAGGAAGTAAACCACCTTTCTTTTTGGAGTATATAGGACTGACCCTTTTCTTACTTGACGACATATTTACATATGGTAATATTTTATATAATTACAACTCTTCTCAAGACCACTTGAAACCATATGCGGATGGTCGTTTTCCACGAGCACACTTGCTTATAGAAGACCCATCAGTCTTTCCAAGGGATCGTGCCGCTTCTCCACTCGAAGCGTATGAGTGGACATACGTGCCATCAAGATTATATTGATACACTTTTTTGGATGTGGTATTCTTCTCACCTGATTTTGCTTTGCTCATCTTCCGCTTGGTTTCATCGGTGTGAGCCTTCCCGGATTTTGCTTCGCTCATTTTTTGCTTGCTTTCCTCAGTGTGTGTCTTCCCATACCAAAAAGCTTTCTCACCAGATAGTGCTTCACTAATTTTTTGCTTGGTTTCATCAGTGTGTTCCTTTCCAAACATAGGGTTCTTCTCACCGGATTTTGCTTTGCTGATTTTTTTCTTGGTCTCCTCGGTTAGCATCTTCCCATACATAGGATGCTTCTCACCGGTCTTCCCATACATAGGATGCTTCTCACCGGTCATTGCTTCGCTCATCTTTTGCTTGGTTTCCTCGCTTCGCTTGCCAGTGGAACCACCACCTTCCATGAGATTATACCCACCAGGCGCGAGAGTTCCAAGCAATGCCACCAGCATCTCCTCATAGAAATTGAGGTCCTCGTCGGGAACCTCGTACCACTCCTTGTCAAAGTTATCCCACCCGTGCTTCTTGATGGCAGACGAGATTGCCCTACACCCGCTGCTCTCAAGTTGGTGTTCTTCCAAACGTTTATGGATATCACGAATTGTTTGCCCGATGTACGCTTTTCTGGACTCCTTCTTGAGCGTGAGCTTGTAAATGAAACCCATTTATGTGTGATTTTTTACAGATAAATATCATTATCTTTAATGTGTCGATATTATATGATGTGCGTGCTATGTTTCCTTGTCATTTGATCCCGGATGTTGTCATTTGACCCAGGGAAATGTCATTTGACCCCGGTGCCCCAGAAAGGCATAAAAGACATCAGTTGCTCTTCTATCTTTACCAAACAAAAAGCTCCCAAAGCTCCCAAACAACCAAAGCTCCCAAAGCTCCCAAACAACCAAAGCTCCCAAAGCTCCCAAAGCTCCCAAAGCTCCCAAAGCTCGCAAAGCTCCCAAAGCTCCCAAACAACCAACATGGTCCACCGCTCTTTCCCCGTTAACGTCCGCCTGAGCGAGATCCGCCACCTCATTGACCTGGCCATTGAGGAGGTCTCTTATACCGAATACATGAGGAGCATTATCCCCGTTGGTTATTTCCACCAGGATAACATGTTTGTCAGGACTTTTGATGATCATCTTCCCAAGAGTGACTTGGCATTCCTCAAGAAGATGTTTGCGATGCATAAGGAATTGTTCGAGTATGAGCAGCGGATGGTCGCCGAGCTTGCGATGCTCCGCCAGCTTTATACGGACATACTCAGTAGTATCAATGCCAGTCGGTGCGTTATGATCGCAAAGGAGAACGGCACTCTTGATAAGGAGAAGAATAAGCCTGACTTCTGCATCGAAAAGTTTGATAGCTATGATGAGGCCGATGCTTTTGGCGAGGAGTTTGACTGGATCGCCTAATTTGCGTAAAAAGGATTAAAGTTTTATGTGCGAAGAAATAAATGCATCGCATTGCTGAATCCCCAGGCCCCCTGAGCAAGCACTTCCCTCGTCAAATCAAGGTGGACCTTGAGACCGATGTTGACTTGGAAACCATCATTGATGAAGAGGAGGACAGTGAGAGCGATGATGATGTGGGTATCGAGGCCATTGATGAAATTGTTCTCCCTGGCAACGAGTCATTGATTGATGACAATGCTGATGTCGAGGAAGATGAGGAAGTCGAGGAAGATGAGGAAGTCAAGGAAGATGAGGAAGTCGAGGAAGATAAGGAAGTCGAGGAAGATAAGGAAGTCGAGGAAGATGATAAGGAAGTCGAGGAAGATAAGGAAGTCGAGGAAGATGATAAGGAAGTCGAGGAAGGTGATAAGGAAGTCGAGGAAGGTGATAAGGAAGTCGAGGAAGATGATAAGGAAGTCGAGGAAGTTAAGGAGGATGCTGTATTTGAGGTTTCACACGATTTGTCTCCCGAGGAAGACATTTCCATTCGGTATTACGAGGATGTTTCTCCTGTGGTAGAACATTTCTCACTAATGCGCAAGGAGAATGGTATGTATATTGTGCCATTTTCTAAACCTCTTGTGATCCAGACACCGGTTGTTGTGCTTAACGAGCCTCTGACAAATATTGCTTCCCTTAAAGTTTCTTCCAAGTTTGCCAAGTTTGTTGATGGTGTAGAAAAAAGTATTCTAGCTGCTACCAAGGTAAACAAGAGCTTGTGGTTCAAGAAGGACCTTGACGATGCTACCATAGAAGGTGGGTTCAAGTCTTTCCTGGACGGGAACATTCTCAAGGTGAAAGTTGACAAGGACCTTGCTTCTTTTGACGAGGAAGAGCGTCTCATTGGCAATGATTTTGAAACCCCCGTTGGTGTACGTTGTATCCTTGAAGCCTCTGAGATTAACTTTGGTCAGCTAGAGTTTGGCGTAATTTTCTCTCTTGTCCAGGTTCAGCTTGTGAAACCTCCTAAGTGCAAGATCACAAAGTTCAAGAAACCTGTGACCACTTACTTTGAGTAGTTGTGACTTGACCCGCGAACTCACGCAAAAAATGCGATTTGCGTAAAAAAATTGAGTCCAAAAAAAAATAATATATATTAACATATAAAGAAGCAATGGACTCGTACAACATGATTATAAAGGTTTTGGCCGCACTTGCTATTGTGTTCGTGCTTTACAAGGTGTGGGAAAACTTCTCTGGCAAGAAGATCGTCATCCCCAACCCTTACAAGAAGGCAGAGTTCTACATGAACAGTGCCGAGGGTGCCGAGTACGATATGGAGAATGATGATGAGATCTACTACCCCGAGACTGACGAGGAGGATGATGACATCGTAAACCTCGAGGGCGATGACATGTTCGATGGCGAGGACGATGATGTGTACGTGGAGGAGGGTGATGACATGGCCGATGCCGAGACTTACGACACCGTGAACCTCGAGGGCAGTGACATTGCCGACGCCGAGACTTCCGTGCCCAAGGTGATGCAGCCCATGATGCCCATGCTCACCCCCTCTTCTCAGCTGCTGCCCAAGCCTTCTCCCGAGGCAGCCGACTTTGACATGTGGGCCCCCAAGAACCTGCAGGCGCAGAACTTCCTGACCGCCACCCAGTGGATTGGTGTCAACACCCAGGGCTCTTCCCTGAAGAACGCCAACTACGACCTCCGCGCCGATCCCATCATCCCCAAGGCAGACATAGGCCCATGGCAACAATCAAGCATCGACCCCAACATCTATTCCAAACCCCTGTTTGGTTAAACAATATACAAAACTCGTGTCTATACTTGTATCGCGATTTGTCGATATAATTATCATTTGACCCAGGAGACATAATTGCTATTTATATCGACAAAAAGTAAATGTAATCATCTTTTGAAATCTCATATCAAATGATATTTCAATCACCATTCTGCGTATATAATGCTATCAGCCCAAAAGGAAAGTTCTACATAGGATATTCCAGTTTGACAGCAGAAGAACGGTTTGAATGCCACGTGAACAACAGCAGGAAAAAAAAATCAAAGTGCCCTGCCATAGAAGACGCTATAAGACATTACGGTGCTGAAGAATTTAAAGTCATCACGATAAGGTGGTGCGACACCAAGGAGGATGCGTGTTATTGGGAAGAAGTTTATACCAAGTTCTTCAAGACAACCAATAAGAAATATGGGTATAATCTCAAAGAAGGAGGATTGGGTGGAAAACTCAGCGAAGAAGGATTGGCAAACCACAGAGAAGCTATGAAGAACCGCATTGTGCCAGATATGTCAGGACCAAGGGCAGCATCTGCCGAAGACATAGAGAGTGCTATTCAGCAGGCAAAGGATGAATATGGCCCAGGAGCAACCAAAAGAGCCATTGCTCTGTTTGCTGCTGATTTACTTGATGTTCACCATCATACAGTGATTGACCATATGAAACGCATAGGACAAGTTTATACTGATGGCAGAAGAATTGCCACTGATGACCAGATAGCAGATGAACTGTTTTGGGTGATGTCTGTGGACTTTTCTCATATGATGAGAAAGACGCTCGTAGAGTATTTGGTTAGCAATGTTTTTGGAAGCAACAGAATACTTTTGAGACGATACTGGGACCGTCATCCCGATGTGAAAATGATGACTACTAACAAAGGATGGTCATTTCAACACACGGAGGAAGCAAAGAAGGCAATAGGTGCTTCTAAGATTGGTAAGAAGAAAGACCCTGAAGAAGTGGCTAGGAGAGAAGCCACTAAATCTTTGAAACTAATAGAAAAGTATGCCAAGTTGGGAATTGATATAACAAAGGATAATATTGAGGCAGTTTTGGTGTCATATCCTTCCGCATATAAGGCTGCCAAATATCTTACTATCGGAAAAGAGTGTCATTTCAATGGTATAAGGTCATTTATGAGAAACTATTTAGTCTCACACAGAATGTAAAACCTAGCAAACATATAGGCCACGTCAGTTCGTCAAATTGTCGATAAAATAATGTCCTTTAAGTTAAATGCTGCACGCTATCGATCTCTTCTCTGGCATCGGTGGCATCACTCACGGTCTGCGTGGCATCGTGGAGCCCATTGCCTACGTGGAAAAGAATGATGATGCCAGAGGGTTCCTAGCGCGGAAGCACCCCAACGTTCCTGTATTTGACGATGTGTGTACCTTTGACGCCACTCCATATCTTGGAAAGGTGGACATCATCACCGGCGGGTGGCCCTGTACCGGTTTCTCCACCGCGGGAAAGGGAACTGGTTTTGAACACGAGGCATCTGGTCTCTTCACCGAGGTCGTGCGCATCACCAAGGAGTGTCAGCCCAAGTATCTGTTCCTGGAAAATTCTCACACACTAGCAGCATACGAGAACATCAGTGTCATTGTGAAGGCCTTTGACGAGCTTGGGTATGACTGCAGGTGGACTTCGTGTCGTGCAACTTGCGTCGGCGCCCCTCACCAGCGCTACAGATGGTTCTGCCTGGTCGTGAAGAAAGGAGCAGGTATTGATTTTGAAATCCCAGTAATCGAGAAGTTCGACTGGGAAAACAACGAGCCACCGAGGCAGATAGAGAAGAACAACAAGACAAACAAACTCCGCGTCGGTTTCATGGGCAACGCGGTGGTTCCTGATCAAGTAAGATATGCAATGACTCTGCTCAGCACCCTAGAGAACAAAGTATTGGGCCCTAGCAACACCGACGGGTATTCTATTGATGGCAGGATTTACACGTTTGTCGTGAAGCATCCCACGAGGAAGCCCCTTAACATTGTTTTAACACCCAGAGAAAACGAGGCGTCGTTTGCCAAGATTTGCGACCCCAAGAAGGTTCTCACAAAGCCTGTGGTGAAGAAGTATTGGGCAACGCCTGTGTATAGCTGCATGAACTCCGCAAAGTGCCCGAGAACGCTCACCAAACGCGTGTCTAATATGCTGTCTGCGGTTGTTGGATTTTCTGAGGGAGGTAATAAGAATTGGTATCTCAGCGCACAGTGGCTAACTTATTTAATGGGATTTCCTCAAGATTATTGGTCTTGCGATGACGGGCTATCCTGAATTATCACATGAGCGTGCCATATATTCTTCACGCTCCGTAAATACTCAGGATTTACAAAACAAATGAACTTTCGACCTTGTGAATGCCGCGTCGCAATTTCTTTTATCTTTTCGTTGCTCAGTTGGTATGTGCTCCATATGAGGTAGTGCCTGGTGTTATCAACATCGTATGGGTACTCGTTCCGCATCCATGCTATTGGTCGCCCTTCCATCTTCTTGGTTATTACATCGGAAACTGTCACGCCATTTCTGTTTAATGCATCACAGTATTGGTTGTATTTCTCAAGAACTTCCTTTTTACGTGTGAATAAATCTAGGCGATCCAGCAGTACACACATAGTTGCATCTTCCCATAACATTTATTTACGCAAGTATTATTCTTGTGAAAATTTCATATCTTTTTGTTCAGCGTTAATAACCCTTAGCTGTTGGTTTTCATCTTTTAACTTAAAAAAAAAACGACGGCATACAATATAGACCAGATGAGCAGTGCTGATTTCAAAAGAGATCTTTTACAGTTTGGTGGGATAAATGCAACAAATGGAACAATTTACCTGAAAGGAAACATACGTATGTTGGGAAACGGGTCTGCTATGCCCCAACTCACAGTCGGGAATCTGACAGTCACTGGAAACGCGGTGATCCCTGGGATTAGTTTTGCTTCGTTATCCGTAGCAGGTAATATAACATCTGGACAATTTTTTATAGGCAATGGTGCTCTGCTCTCGGGGGTGACCAGCACCCTTCCAACCGCTGCGAACCTTGACATCATCGGCAATGTCACGGCCCCTGGGAATGTGTCAGTGGCTGGTCAAGTGAATGCCCTTGGCAACATTGTAGCACCCTTCTTCATCGGCAATGGCTCCCAGCTGACTGGTCTCGCATCAACATCACTCCCAGCAGTCGCGAATCTTGACATCCGTGGAAATGTCATAGGCGCATATGCCAATGTAACAAACATCATCGCAGCTTCCGGGAATGTAGGCACATTAGCAGGCGGTAACATCGCTGTAAGCGGGCAAGTCAACGCCCTCGGCAACGTTGTAGCACCCTTCTTCATCGGCAACGGCTCTCAGCTGTCTGGTCTGTTGACATCACTCCCAGCAGTCGCAAATATTGACATCCGTGGAAATGTCATAGGCGCATATGCCAATGTAACAAACATCATCGCAGCTTCCGGGAATGTAGGCAATGTGCTCCTCGCGGGTGGCAACATTGCTGCGAGCGGACAAGTCAACGCCCTCGGCAACGTTGTAGCACCCTTCTTCTTTGGCAATGGCTCCCAGCTGACCGGCCTGCTCACATCACTCCCAGCAGTCGCAAATATTGACATCCGTGGAAATGTCATAGGTGCATATGCCAATGTAACAAACATCATCGCAGCTTCCGGGAATGTAGGCAATGTGCTCCTCGCGGGTGGCAACATTGCTGCAAGCGGACAAGTCAATGCCCTCGGCAACGTTGTAGCACCCTTCTTCATTGGTAATGGCTCCCAGCTGACCGGCCTGCTCACATCACTCCCAGCAGTCGCAAATATTGACATCCGTGGAAATGTCATAGGTGCATATGCCAATGTAACAAACATCATCGCAGCCGCTGGAAACGTAGGTAAAGTGCTCCTAGCGGGCGGCAACATTGCTGCGAGCGGACAAGTCAATGCCCTCGGCAACGTTGTAGCACCCTTCTTCATTGGTAACGGATCTCAGCTGACGGGTGTCATTGCTTCTGGTGTCCAATCTCTCGATGTCCGCGGTAACATCATTGGTGCGTACGCCAACGTGACAGACATCTTTGCAGCTGCAGGAAACGTAGGTAACGTGCTCCTAGCGGGCGGCAACATTGCTGCGAGCGGACAAGTCAACGTCCTCGGCAACGTTGTAGCACCCTTCTTCATAGGTAATGGCTCCCAGCTGACGGGCGTCATTGCTTCTGGTGTTCAGTCTCTTGATGTCCGTGGCAATGTCATCGGTGCGTACGCCAATGTGACAGACATCTTTGCAGCTGCAGGAAACATAGGTAACGTGCTCCTAGTAGGCGGGAACATTGCTGCGAGCGGACAAGTCAATGTTCTTGGCAATGTGGTTGGAAACTTCTTCATTGGAAATGGGTCACTATTGACAGGAGTGGCATATACCCCACCCACCGTGTCGAGTTCGGATATACGTGGTAACATCATTGGTGCATACGCCAACGTGGCAAATATTATTGCAGCTGCAGGAAACGTAGGTAACGTGCTGCTCGTGGGTGGCAACATTGCTGCGAGCGGGCAAGTCAACGTCCTCGGCAACGTTGTAGCACCCTTCTTCATTGGTAATGGCTCCCAGCTGACAGGCGTCATTGCTTCCGGTGTTCAGTCTCTTGATGTCCGTGGCAACGTCATCGGTGCATACGCCAATGTGACAGACATCTTCGCAGCCGCTGGAAACGTAGGTAACGTGCTCCTAGCGGGCGGCAACATTGCTGCAAGCGGGCAAGTCAACGCCCTCGGCAACATCGTAGCACCCTTCTTCATTGGTAATGGCTCCCAGCTGACCGGCGTCATTGCTTCTGGTGTTCAGTCTCTTGATGTCCGTGGCAATGTCATCGGTGCGTACGCCAATGTGACAGACATCTTTGCAGCTGCAGGAAACGTAGGTAACGTGCTCCTAGTAGGCGGGAACATTGCTGCGAGCGGACAAGTCAATGTTCTTGGCAATGTGGTTGGAAACTTCTTCATTGGAAATGGGTCACTATTGACAGGAGTGGCATATACCCCGCCCGCAGTGTCGAGTTCGGATATACGTGGCAACATCATCGGCGAATATGCCAACGTGTCCAACCTCATACTCAACTCCAACGACGTATCCTTGGGGTTAAATGCCGGTATTACTAACCACGGTTTGAATTCCGTGGCGATCGGAAGAGCTGCGGGACAGTCCAACCAGGGTGCCAATTCGGTAGTGGTAGGGTTTAGCGCAGGATTTTCTAACCAGGGGACGCTATCTGTGGCAGTGGGGACCAGTGCTGGTTTGGCTAACCAAGGTGCGTGTGCAGTAGCGGCAGGGTTCAACGCGGGTCAGGATCTGCAAGGCACGTCTTCCGTTGCATTAGGGGTGGCTGCCGGAAGTCAGACCCAGGGTGGCAATGCCGTGGCAGTAGGGATAGCCGCGGGTCTCACCAGTCAGGGGCAATCTTCCGTTGCCGTGGGGTCGTGGGCTGGGTGGACTAGACAAGGTAACCTGTCTGTGGCAATGGGTGCAAATGCTGGAGCTACCAGCCAAGGTATTTCTTCTGTGGCGATAGGCGCACTTGCAGGAGCTACTAACCAAGGTACAATGTCAGTGGCGGTGGGGTCTAGCGCTGGAATTACTACTCAGGGGGCGTGTGCAGTGGCGGTGGGGGCGAATGCTGGCCTTACTAGCCAAGGTATACAAGCTGTATCTATGGGATTGAATGCTGGACGTACTTCTCAGGGAGGGGCAGCCGTGGCACTAGGGGCAAGTGCAGGCCAGATTTCCCAAGGTGCGTCTTCCGTGGCAATAGGGCAATTGGCAGGCGTCACTAGCCAAGGTTCGTATGGCGTGGCAATAGGTTGGGGCGCTGCACAAGGTACCCAAGGTGCGTGTGCCGTGGCAATAGGGTTTACCACGGCAAGTGGGACACAGGGTAGAGAGTCTATAGCAATAGGGTTTAGTACAGCAAGCAATAGTCAAGGTTCACAATCTGTGGCGTTAGGGACCAGTGCTGGATTTTCTGCGCAAGGTAATTTAGCCGTCGCAATAGGGTATCTGGCAGGAAGGACTGCCCAAGGCGATTCTGCCGTGGCATTCGGGACCAGCGCAGGATTTACTTCCCAACGCGCAAATGCCGTGGCGATAGGGACCAGCGCAGGACTTACTACCCAGGGGGCGTCTGCCGTGGCCATAGGGACAAACGCAGGTCTTACCACCCAAAGCGCATCTGCCGTGGCGATTGGCGCTTTGGCAGGGGTTACTAGCCAGGGGGCACAAGCCGTGACAATAGGTCCGAGTGCAGGAAATTTTGAACAAGGCGCATGTGCCGTGGCAATAGGGTCCAGCGCGGGAAATTCTAGCCAGGGGGCATCTTCCGTGGCGATGGGGTTTCAGGCTGCCCAGTCTACACAAGGCACAGGTTCCACAGCAATAGGGCATAATGCAGGACAGGCTAACCAAGGTATAAGAGCCTTGGCGGCGGGGTTCAATGCGGGGCAGACTAACCAGGGGGCATCTTCCGTGGCACTAGGGTTTAGTGCCGGCGGGGGTACCCAAGGCACACAAAGTGTGGCAATAGGATCAAGCGCAGGCCTTACTAGCCAAGGTGCGTGTGCCGTGGCAATAGGAGCATTCGCAGGCCTTACTAACCAGCACGCAAACTCCATTGTCATCAACGCGACAGGAGGCGCCCTCAACTCGCCTGCCGCGGGCACATTGACGATCGCACCCATCAGAAGCGTCGCAGCATCCAACCCGGTGCTCGTGTACAACACCACCACAAAAGAAATAACATACAACTCAACCATAGATATCTTGGCAGCCTCTGGAAACGTAGGAAACGTGCTCCTCGTGGGTGGCAACATTGCTGCGAGCGGGCAAGTCAATGTCCTTGGTAACGTTGTAGCACCCTTCTTCATCGGCAATGGCTCTCAGCTGACCGGAATCGCAAGCTTCACACTCCCAGCAACGGCAAACCTTGACATCAGTGGCAATGTCATCGGCGCGTACGCCAATGTGACAGACATCTTCGCATCTTCCGGAAACGTAGGTAATGTGCTCCTAGCAGGCGGGAACATTGCTGCGAGCGGACAAGTCAATGCCCTCGGCAACGTTGTAGCACCTTTCTTCATAGGTAATGGCTCCCAGCTGACAGGCGTCATTGCTTCCGGTGTTCAGTCTCTTGATGTCCGTGGCAACGTAATAGGTGCATACGCCAATGTGACAGACATCTTTGCAGCCGCAGGAAATGTCAGGAACGAGCTCATAGTCGGGGGAAACGTTGATGTAAGTGGGCAAGTCGACGTCCTCGGCAACGTTGTTGGAAACTTCTTCATTGGCAACGGCTCTCTGCTGACCGGAATATCGTCTGGGGGGTCGCTCCCCGCGGTCGCGAACATCGACGTCCGTGGCAACATCATCGGCGCGTACGCCAACGTGTCGAACCTCATACTGAACTCTGCTTTTATAGCATTGGGTTCCAATGCGGGCCTCGTTAGCCAGGGCGCATCTGCCGTGGCGATAGGTGCATCTGCAGGAGGTAATACCCAAAGCGGGACCGCTGTAGCAATAGGGACTAGTGCTGGATGGAACACACAAGGGGGGTGTGCAGTGGCAATAGGATGCCTGGCGGGCCTTACTTCCCAAGGTGCTAATTCCGTTGCAATCGGCGCAAATGCGGGTGTCACTTCTCAGGGGGTCTCTTCTGTGGCAATAGGGGCCAGCGCAGGCCAGACTTCCCAAGGTGCAACTGCCGTGGCAATAGGCAAATTGGCTGGAAGTAATGCCCAAGGTGCAGCTACCGTGGCAATAGGAGAAGGAGCGGGCCGTACTAGCCAAAAAGCGTATGCCATAGCAATAGGATGGTCGCCGGGAAGTAATACCCAAGGTTTTTCTGCGGTGGCAATAGGGCCAGGAGCAGCAGGCACTAGCCAAGGTACGCAAGGTGTGGCAATAGGGTCTAGTACAGCATATCAGGGCCAAAGTGCGTCTGCCGTGGCAATAGGCACATATGCGGGAGGCACTTCCCAAGGTTTTTCTTGTGTGGCAATAGGAGCATTAGCAGCAGGCACTAACCAAGGTTCACTTTGCGTGGCAATAGGACCAGCCGCAGGAGCTACTAGCCAAAGGGATTATTCAATTGCAGTAGGGGCATTTGCAGGAAGTAACATTCAAGGGGCATCTTCCGTGGCAATAGGGGCCAGCGCAGCATTTACTGCCCAAGGTGCAAGTTCTGTGGCAATAGGGACGAGCGCAGGACTTACTTCCCAACGCGCGAATGCCATAGCATTAGGAACGAGTGCAGGAGGTAACGCACAGGGGTTTTGTGCCGTGGCAATAGGGACATTGGCAGGAAGCAATACCCAAGGTGCAAATGCAATTGCAATCGGCGCAAATGCGGGTGTCACTTCTCAGGGCGTGTCTGCCGTGGCAATGGGAGCATTCGCAGGATTTACTAGCCAAGGGGCAAATGCCGTGGCAATAGGAGCATTCGCAGGAAGTAATGCCCAGCATGCAAACTCCATTATCATCAACGCGACAGGAGGCGCCCTCAACTCATCTGCTGCGGGCACATTGACAATTGCGCCCATCAGAAGCGATGCAGCTTCCACACCGGTGCTCGTGTATAATGCCACCACAAACGAAATAACGTACAACTCATCCACGAGGAACATCAAGAAAAACATTATCGACCTCACCGCGAATACTTCTCACGTGTACGACATCCGACCGGTAGAATACGACGCTATTTCGGATGACAGACATTACGTAGGGTTGATTGCGGAGGAGGTGTACGAGGCCGATCCTTACTTTGCCTGGATGCAGAACGGTAACCCCGCGGGCATTGAGTGGTTCAACATCCTCTTGTACACGGTGGCGGAAATGAAGAAATTGAAGGCCCGACTGGACATTGTGGAACAACGGTGATAAATCACAAAAAACCGTTCGTCTTGTTCTCGTTCGTTAATTTATCGAGGAAGCTCTCCGTGTGAGTCTCCATCTTCTGCTGGAGCGTCTTCACGCTTGCGGGAACCTCGTGGTGGAAAGCAACAGAATCAGCCATCTTTTCCTGTGGACTTTATCTCGTTGTCAACGTTCTCGGCAACGTCAGTGTAAAATTTCTTGGTCTCTACGGGAAATTTGTACATTCGGTGGTCGCCGGACGCGCACATCTTTATGACGTCTGCCGCAGGGATTTGCTTGTCTTTCTTCTTGCCAGAGTCAAATGATGGTGTGGACATTTCCTTCATGCTCCGTTGAACTCTTGGCGGCATATACGGTATGTAGTAGTCATCGTCATACACGTCAGCATTCTTGACAAGATATTCGTTTCTGTATCTCTTGAGGTCCTTGGCGACTTCCTTGCCGGTGACGGGGTCTACATGCCTGACCACATTCTTGTCGGCATCGTATTTGATTACTTTTTGTTCTGCTTTCGTACCACGTGTATACTTGAACAATATTGCGGGTATTTCATGGGGGTCGGCGCATCGCAGCTCCTCCACGCAATCTTGATTCTTCACCGCTTCTTGAATTGAAGCAATGACTGTTTTATCTGGAACTTGTAGTGTGATGTTAATTGTATTATTCTGTGTGCCAATGTTGTTCATGATTTCAACATCTCCTGTGGTTATGGATGACACGTTTCCAGATGTGTTGATTTTCTTGATATCTTCTTCCCATACAAAGTTTCTGGATTCAGATTTGATTGTATGGCCACAAGAAGTCTTCTTATGTCGAGAAGCATTCCCTGGATGTATTGTTTCAAAACCACAACCACATAAATAGAAAGAAGTTCTGTGTGTCTTATATATAGACATCTTGATATAAAAAGAACATAAATTATTAAGTTATTTTACATTGTTGTGAGTATCTTTGAGTATCATAATCTCACGCGGTAGTGTAGTTTATAGTTGTGAGTATCGTTAGTATCTTTTTATTTTTTTTTTTTTTTTTTTAATTTATTTTTAAATTAAAATTTTTATATGTA